ATCCGACTGTCTGGACGACGTACGGGTCGGAGTCGAGCTCTTCGAGGGTCGTCCATGAGTGCTCGGCGTGGGCGTCGTGCCAGATGACGAGCACCGGGACTGCATCTAGTCGAGCCATAGGACGAACTCCGCGGTCGTGATGCCTGCCTCCGGGTCGACGAAGTGGAGGCGTTGGGATGGTCGTCCTTGAGCTGCGAGCTGCTCGGCTGCGTAGACGTTCCCGGACTCTGGGGAGCCGGTGACGAAGACTCGAGCACCGTTTGGAATCGTGAGGCTGAGCGGAGTGTGATAGTGGCCCATGAACGCTTCGTCCCATTCGGGAGTAATGCCTGCCGCCCAGCCGGTGAACTTCTTGATGATCGCGAAGATCGGCGTTCCGCCGAATGAACGAATCTCGTCGCCGTGAACGAGGAGGGCGCGATACTTGCCAATAGTGAAGTGTTGGAAGAACTCTTCGCTCATCTGCCACGAGATGCCGAGGTCGGTCGTGCGGTCTTGGGCGATCTTGTACGCCATCCGGTCGAAGTTGTCGCCGCGTGGCATCGTGCCGAACTTGCCGATTCGTCCGTGATTCCCGAACTCGCAGATGACTCGCACCGTCTCGAAGTTTGCTGCGAGTGTGCGGACGAGTTTCTCGATGATTCGGGACGTCTCGAAGAGCTGCTCGAATAGGTACGCCTCAACTTCGTAGAGTTGCGACTCGAAGATTCCGAGTCCCTCGACCATGTCTCCGCCGAGCATGAGGACGGCTTCTCGGACTGGATGATCTTGGCGCTGAATCTCCGTTATACGGAGCACTTTTGAGGCGAAGAGGTCGATTCGTTCCGCGCACGTCTCGACAGAGTAGGACGTCGTCTTCTTGCCGAGTTGCCAGTCGGTTGCATGGATGAGGGCGACTTCGGCTTTCTTTGATCGGCGATCACGTTTCGCGATGACCGGTTTCGGAGTCTTGACTGCGAGCGCAGCCTCTCGAGCTGCACGATAGACGGCTTCGACGAGCTCTTCCCGGGCGGCTTCCTTCGTTGCGAGCTTTCTTTGCGTCTTCTTTAGCGTCGACTGGAGCTCTTCGATGATCTTCAGATGGTCGAGTTCATCTCGCGGAGGCATAGCCCTCTAGCTTTCTTCGGTATCGGGTGAGTCCGTTCTCGTTGACGCCTTGCAAGCCTTTAGAGATCATCAAGTCGAGAATCGACCGGGTCGAGTAGATGTCGGCTCGACGTAATGCTTCGAGCCATTCCTCCCGATCCTTCTTCGTTTGTGCGTCTAGAAACTCGTTGATGATGGCGTGATGAGTCTTAGTCGGATGAAGTTCGTCCAGAATCCCCACTATGAGCCTCCTCGTCGTCGATGTGTTGGATTAGTGCTTCCGTAGCTTCATCGAGCGAGTCCTCGATCTCGTTGAGGTGATCGTCGATCTGTTCCAGCGTACGCCGAACGAACGCGTGATCGGTGGCATTTTCGCGTCGTGCGCGCTCGATGAGAGCTGCCGGGAGGCCTGCGGCGATCACTCCGAACGCTGCGATCATGGCGACGAGGACGGTCTCCGTCATAGGTTCACTCCGGAGGGCAGGCTTTCGCCGAGGACGTACCGAATGTGCCACGGTTCGGACTGCACTTCCCAGCTCCAGCCGAACTCGTCGCAGTGTGCGAGGAGCCATTCGAGGCGCCCGTTCTGTCCGACGTTCCAGATGTCTACCGCGCAGCCCCAGCCATGATTAGAGGTACCCGGCGTGGCGAGGACGGATAGTCCGGGCTTTAGGTGCCATGTCGCCCCGTTCCATGTTCGGGTCGGACGTCCGGCGAGTGGCGTCTTCGTATAGCGCTGGAGGAAGACGGCTTCCTGCACAGAGTAGGGACGATAGGCGTCGAAGGCGGAGGTCGGCTTCAGGACGACTCCGTCGAGCTTCGCGGCTTTCTTCATCGCGGCCCATGATGCCGCCGCAGTCAGATAGAGGAATCCGGAAGGACGGATCGCACTAAGTAGATCGGGCGAGAGTTTTCCGTTCTGCTGACCTTTGAGGCCAGTAGGGAGAACGAATCTGCGGACGGGGAGACTATTCGGAGCCACGACCGAACGCAGCGTCCTTCGGGTTAGCCCATCGCATGAGAGGAGGTAGAAGAGCTGCGACCGCAGCCTTGACGAGGTCGTCCGGGGCGTAGTTGCCGGTCGAGGCGACTGCGATCACTGCGGCGACGACGCTTCGAGCGTACGAAGTGAGCGCGGCTTTCTGGGATGAGTTGAGCGTCATGGCGTTACAAATCTATCTGTGGCGGAATCGTAGAAGTCTCCGAGTGTTGCGAACTTGCCGCGGAAGGGTGTTTTTCCTTCTTTGTGCTGACTGTTTGTTTCGGTGACTCCGATCGGTTCGCCGTTCTCGTCGAAGATAGTTTCGCCTGCGTAGTAGGTGTTATAGGACGTGCGGAGACATTGGAGGCCTCGTATGTTTCCGTAGTACGTTTCCCAGTCGGTTACGCCTTCGACGAGGTCGTCCTCATCTCGTCCGGCGATGACTTCGACGACTATTGAGTCTGCGTTGATGAATGCGTAGTGAGCCATAGTTAGAAGACGATCGAGTCGGTTCCTGCGGTGAATGTGTAGACGCGGTATCCGGCGCGGCTGACGGTGGAGACGGAATAGGTAAGTCCGGCTCCGATCGAGGTGATCGGTGCGAATGTGTCTGCGTAAGCGATGATGACGACTCCGGACGCTCCGTTAGCTCCTCCGGGTGTCGTGTTTCCATTCGATCCGCCGCCGCCTCCGCCGCCGAGATTCGCAGCTCCCGAACCTCCGGAGGCTGCGACTGTTGTATCTTTCCAGCCGCCTTCGCCGCCTTGCGCTCGAGTGACGGATGCTCCGGTAATCGAGGAGGCGCTTCCTGCGCCTTGTGCGCCTCCGGCAGGGTTTCCGCCGTTGCCGCCTGCTCCACCGGCTCCGCCTCCTCCGCCGCCGGTTTCTTGCGTGGCGTTGCCTGATCCTCCGTTATTGCCTTGCCCGACTGTCCCGGTGCCTCCGGCTTTAGTGAATGAGCCTCCGCCGCCGGAGCCGCCATTCTCGCCGACGAGATTTCCTCCCGAGTTGCATCCGCCGCCTCCGCCGCCGCCGGTCGAGGTAACGCTGCTGAATACTGAGTTAGTTCCGTTGCCGCCTGAGAGTCCAGAGTTATTGGCACGTCCGGCTCCTCCGGCTCCGATCGTGACCGTGAGAGATGCTCCGGGTGTCACTGAGAACGAGGCGCTCGTTTGATAGCCGCCCGCGCCGCCGCCGCCGCCCGAGCCGTTCGTGTTGCGTTGACCGCCGCCTCCGCCGCCGCCTGCGAGGACGAGATACTCTACGCTCGTTGGCGCTTGCTGTGCGGCTGCCGCGAAGATACCGATGAGCGGCATGACTAGGCGCTCAGATTGCCGAAGACGATAGCCGCGCTTGATGAAGTGAAGAGGATCGTCGCGGCTGCGTACTGTCCGGCGAGCTTGAGTTTTGCTCCTTGACTATTGACGGTGGCGCCTGCTCCTGCGGCGATCGTGACTTGACCGGCTCCGAGCTGTACGACGTTTACTGTGTCGCCTGCCGAGAAGACTGCATTAGGCACCGTGAGAGTGATCGGCGAAGCGTTATTTAGTGTGACGTACTCTCCGACGTCGCCGACGACGAGAGTATAGGTCGTTCCGGTTTGCGTGTTTGTGTCAAGGTTCCAGCCGGCGTTCGCTTGGAGTGTCGTCATCTGCGCCGCTGTGAGGACTTGTCCAGCGGTGAAGGTTTGTTTCGCCATAGTTCCTAGAGCCTAGCCGACTAGGTGAGGACGTTGTCCGCGTCGATGCGTCCGTAGAGGGCGTCGTCGAGGAGGAGGGCGTAGACGATGGTCGTCGGAGCTGTGTAGAACGTGACCGTCTCGCCGCGTAGGTCGATCCGGTGGGAGATGCCTTCGACGGTGAGCTCTTCGGTGACGGTGAGCGGGGAGCCGGTCGTGAACGTGCGAGTGACTGCAATCGTCTCACCGATCTCGACGTCTGCGACCGCGTTCTTCTGCCCGGTAGTGAGGGAGCCGAAGAACGTTGTCACGCCTGAGAATCGTGGCTCCGGGGAGCCTTCGAGGAGGTAGTTCGCCAGCGTGAGCGCTTGAGCGTCTGTGGAGAGGAGGGAATCGGTGATGCTTTCGGCCTGCGTGAAGTAGAGGGCGATCGAGGTCGGGTCGGTGGCAGTCTGGGCGGTTCCTCCGGGGCGTTGGACGGTTACCCGGTTGAGGACGGAGTCGACGGTGAAGTCGACGAAGACTTCCCGGTAGGGCGTGTTTGTGCCGTCGTCGGCGAAGGTGACGCTCGGAGCTGAGAGCGTGTTTCCGATTCGAGGCTGGAAGACGAGGTCGCCGTCTGATGCTCGGACGAAGATTCGACCGCGTTCGGCTGCGTCTATTTTGCGAAGGTAGTCGAGGGCGTTTGTGCCTTCGGCGATCGCATAGTTCCCGAGTGTTGTCGTCCCGGTCGTAATGTCTCGAAGGGAGGCGCTCCAGCCAACTTCGGTTCGGTCGAGGATGGTCGACACTCGAGCCGAGGAGAGCTCTTCAGAGGGCGTGAAGGCGTTGAGGAATGAGTTCGAGAGGATGAAGAGATCGTCGGCTGCGATAATCGTCACTTGGGGGATGGCTTTCGGGCCGACGTAGTCATAGGTGAAGTCCACGACTCGACCGCGGAAGATGACTGTCGAGTTCCGGGTGATGCGTATCTGACGTAGAGGGGAAAGTCCCGGGGTGTCGTCGAACTCATCCCAATAGATGCTGGCTTCGTTATACGGGTCGAAGGCTCGAGTCGTGTCGCGGGCGATGATCGTCGCTCGTCCCGGTGCGATCGAGTCAAGGACTGTCTTCTTCCCGCGGTCGATGTTGACGGAGACGACGTCAATCTCGGCGAACTGGTCGACGCCGTCGAGAACGTAGGTCGTCCCGTTTAGGATGCCTTGCTGAGTGTCGTCGAGTGTGAAGCCGTCGCCGAAGCCGACGTCGAGCTCTACGGTGAGCGTCCCGCCGGTGATGATGTTCGCGGGCATGGCTCAGACTGCTATCTGAACGTCTAACGGCCCGGAGACGAGGTTATAAGTCTGGAGAGCTTCGACGACGAGATTCGGAAGGTTCGCGTCCGCCGTTACGGTGTTGACGGTGACGTTGTAGATCGCCTGCTTCGGTGCGTAAGCGGCGTCGAGCGCGGATGGAATCTCGTAGAATCGGCTCTTTGCTGCGTACGCGGAGGACAGTTCCGCCGGCATCGTGTAGAAGCGGTTCTTTGCGTCGTAGGCGCTCGGATCGAATGGGGTCGTCGCAGCTCCTCCGCCTCCGCCGCCGCCGCCTCCGCCGCCGCCGGTAGACGTTCCGCCTCCGACTGGCGGGATAGTGAACGATGGCATCGACGAGGCGCCCGACTCCATGCGGTCGAGTCGGTCGGGGACTGCTGCTCCGGGAGCTGATGGTGCGCTAGGAGCTGCACCGAACGAGCTCGAGATCGACACTTTACCGATCTCGTCGATTCGCCCAAATGGGTTCAGTTTGTTCGCTTGACGGATCGCGAAGTTCACTACGTCGATGATTCCGTTCACGGCTTTCTCGAATGTGCCGACGAGGAATCCTGCGATCTTGAGCACGAATGAGCCGAGCGATGAGAGCGCTCCCATGAACGTAAAGACGACGTCGATCACCGGGCCGATCGCCTTGCCTACGACGTCGAAGGCGACTCCGAGGACTTTTGTCAGTGTTGGGGCGACGTAGGTAGTCACGAACTTGATGAGGTCGCCGAAGAAGTCGCGCATCTTCTCGATGTTCCCGGAGTTCTCTTGTATCTTGTCGGATACCTTGCCGAAGATTTCACGCAGTCCGTCGAAGACTTTGATCGCGACGTCACGAATCACCGGGACGAGTTTCTCGCCGATGAACTCGGCGACTTGCTGGATGAACGGGAGGAGTCTGTCTCGGATGACCGGGACGACTTTGTCTCCGATGAAGATGGCGATTTTCTCGAAGATAGCTGCGAGTGCTGGGCCGTACTTGTCGACGAGTTTCTGGAACGCTGGGACGACGTCTTCGACGATGAACTGGGCGATCTTGGAGAGCACCGGGAGGACGTAGTATCCGACTTGTTCGACGAGCTCACTGAAGAAGACTTTGAGTCTGTCGACTTGTCCCGAGAATGTTCCCGCGGCTGCTGCTGCTGAGCCTTGGAACGTGTCGCCGAGGACTTTCATGACTTCCTCGAGGGAGGCGCCTTCTTTTATCATCGTCGCCATCTCTGGCGAGAGGCTGCGGAGTGCTCGGAAGTTGCCTTCGTAGGATTTTGCGAGGGCGTCGGCGATGGTCGTCTGATCGGTTTGTAGAGCGGTAGAGATGTCAAGGACGAGCGTCATGTCCCGAAGGGCGGTCTCTGTATTTTTCGTTCCTCGAAGTAGTGCCTCGTAAGCTGGGCGGAGTTTGTCGTCGGCGACGCCGGTCGCGAGACTCATCGCGCCGAGCTGGTCGTCGATCGACTTGACCATCTCCTCGGATGCCCCGGTGACGTTCCGCATCGTGACCGCGAGCTGCTCGAATGACTTCTGGTCGTCTGCTGCTTGTTTCGCGGCGAAGCCGATCCCAGCGGCGAGAGCTCCGACGCCTGCGGCTGCTGCGAGTCCGAGTTTCTGAACGGCTCCGCCGAACTTGCCGAGAGCTCCGTCGGCTTCGTCGAGGGACTTCTTGAGCGGGCCGGCGTTGCCGACGATGGAGACGGTGATCGGTTTGGCCATGATCAGAGGTCGTACTTATTGCGGACGGATGTGATTCGTTCGGCGTAGAGGTTCGCGATCTCGCCTCGACGAGTATCGGTCGCCTCGTAGATGAACGGGTTCGGCTTGATTCGACGCTTCGGCCAGCCAAAGTGAATCGGCCCGGCATACTCCACGAGATCACCGGACGCCGCACTCCCGGAGCGCTTCGAGCCACCGGAAGAGCCGACTCGAATCTTCGCAGCGGTCTTCGTGGAGGCGTTCTTCATCGAGTTCGCGAGAGCTCCGGAGAGCACCGGGACGAAGCGCTTCGCGTCCCCGAGGACGACTTCGGCGA